TCTTGCCGTTTGGAATCTCTATTTGTTTGACGGCTTCGGTAGTTTCGATCCGGATATTATCTACAACCGGATTGAATATCTCGCCTCAGGATTTGATACTAAAATCATATTCCTCGACCACCTCTCCATCCTCCTGTCCGGACTAGATGGTGATGAGCGTCGGATGATCGACACTACCATGACTAAGCTTCGGTCTCTTGTAGAGAGAACCGGGATCACCTTGTTTCTTGTTTCACACCTAAAGAGGACCCAATCTGATGTCAATCATGAAGAAGGTGCACGCGTCACTCTCGGACAGTTACGAGGATCCGCTTCTATTGCTCAACTCAGCGATGCTTGCATTGCACTTGAGCGAGATCAACAAGCAGGACCTGCTGACAATGCTACAACTGTGCGAGTCCTTAAAAACCGATACAGTGGAGAAGTTGGTATCGCTTCAAGACTGACTTATGACCTAGATACATGTAAGTTCCATGAAACTAAACCCGAACCACAATTCGATCCAACCACCGATTTCTGAATTGAAACGTCCTAATCCTCCTACACCTGCAGCCATCAAGAAAGCTCAGTTTGTAGACAAGACTTATGTTTGGAAAACAAAATGAGTCAATACAACATTATCTACGCTGATCCACCTTGGAGGTTTAATACCTACAGTGACAAGGGTAAAGATCGTAGTCCAGAGAACCATTATCAATGTATGGATCTAGACTGGATTAAAAACTTACCAGTCTCAGATATTACAGCCGACGATAGTGTGTTGTTCCTTTGGTCTATCGGATCCATGTTGCCTGAAGCACTTGATGTGATGAAAGCCTGGGGATTTACCTACAAGACTGTAGGTTTCACTTGGGTTAAAGAGAACATGAAGTCACCTGGATACTTTACTGGACTAGGTTACTGGACTAGGTGTAATCCTGAGTACTGTTTACTAGGTACAAGAGGCAAACCTAAACGTGTTTCCAAAGCCGTAAGGGAGTTAGTTGTAACACCACGACAGGCACACTCTGTCAAACCTGAAAGGGTTAGGCAGGACATTGTTGACCTATGCGGTGATATACCCAGAGTAGAATTATTTGCAAGACAAGCTACTGAAGGATGGGATGTCTTCGGTAATGAAGTAAAGGGATCCATCCAACTATGCTGATTTTTGACATTGAAACTAACGGGTTACTCTACAATGTTACTCGCATCCACTGTTTGGTTATCTATGATACAGAGACTGACCAAACGATTTGTTACAACGATGAAGGTGGGTCCTGTGAACCTCTTACACGAGGCATACAGAGACTCGAAGACACTGAGACTATTATTGGTCATAACATTATTGGCTACGACCTGCCTGTTATTTCCAAGCTTTACCCTTGGTTTACCGTTCCTGGTGTCGTCATTGACACTCTTGTGCTGTCTAGGCTTTATCATCCAGATATGCTCTCGTTAGACAAGAGGCACAACTGGACTGGTATGCCACTGAAACTATATGGTAGACACAACCTGGAGTCTTACGGACACCGCTTACAAGAACACAAAGGAGAATTTGGACAAAACACTGACTGGAAAGAATGGTCAGAAGAAATGCAGAACTACTGCATACAAGATGTTAAGGTAACCACCAAACTATGGAAACACTTCCAACCATACCTAAGTGGGTCGAAGTAGAACATCAGGTTGCCACCTTACTCACTAAACAGGAGCTACATGGATGGTATTTTGATGAACGCGCTGCACAGCAGCTTACAACGACTCTCCAAAAAGAACTGGAAGAGGCTAAACAAACTATTAGAGAACGGCACCCTTTCGTCAAAGGCGATGAAAAAACTCCTAAAAGGAACAACAAAACGCAAGGGTACGTGGAAGGTGCCACCTTCACCCGATTAAAAGAAACTAACCCTACATCGAGAGACCACATAGCATGGATTCTGACGACATTTTATGGCTGGACTCCGACCCAACTGACTCCGACTGGCAAACCAATCATAGACGAGACAGTGCTGAAGGAGATAGTTGCATCCGGTGGCTGCTCGCTAGCATCAGACTTTCTGAAATGTCTGGATACTACGAAGAAATTGGGGATGATATCCGAAGGCGTGAACGCATGGCTGAAGCTATGTACGAATGCTAGGATACACCATCACTGTTCAGTCGCTACCTCTACACATAGATGCGCACATCGAAACCCAAACCTAGCTCAAGTCCCATCGGATGAGAGATTCCGAAGACTATTTTTACCAACTCCGGGTCAAGTTATGGTCGGGGCTGATCTTAGTGGGATTGAGCTTAGGATGCTTGCTCACTATCTTGCCCGTTACGACAACGGACAGTACGCAGACATCCTGCTTAACGGAGATATCCACCAAGTAAACGCAGATAAGATTGGTATCAGTAGAAAGCTAGTCAAGACAGTTACTTATGCGTTTCTGTACGGCGCTGGCGATGAAAAAATCGGACACAGTTATGACAAACTTCTTTCATCCCAAAGAGCGAAGGCCAAGGGAAAAGAAATCAGGAAAGCGTACATCGACGCGATTGAGGGCTTGGATATTCTCCTTGCCGCGATTAAGTCTGCTTCAGAAAGAGGCTTTGTACACTCTATTGACCAACGTAAGATCCTTCTAGACAGTCCTCACAAAGCTCTGAACTATTTACTTCAGTCAGGTGCAGGCTGTGTCGCTAAACAATGGATGCTTATCAACGACCAACACATTAAAGAGATGCAGTTATGTTGCTCTCAACTAGCTTTTGTACACGATGAACTCCAATTTGAATGTGACCCAGACCACGCCAAAGACTTATGTTCATCCCTGGTACTCAGCAGTACAGAGGCTGGAGAATACTACAACATGCGAGTGCGTATCGACGCCGAAGCAACAACCGGAAAAAACTGGAGTGAAACCCATTGAATGAAATTACTTATTGATGCCGACTATGTAGTCTACAAATGTTGTGCATCAGCAGAATCAGAGATAGACTTTGGAGAGGATGTTATCCTTGTTACCAGTAAATTCTCAGACGCCATGTCATGTGTGCGGAGAGAGCTAAAAAAAATAACACAAAATTTTTTTGACCCTGAGGTACTTCTGTTTTTTTCAGACAGTAAGAACTTTAGGAAAATCATCCAACCATCATACAAAGGCCATCGTAACCGTAAAAAACCTTGTGGATACAAGCGTGTAATTAGTGCTCTTGAAAAAGAGTATGAGGTTATTAAGATGCACTCCCTAGAGGCTGATGATGCCCTAGGAATCTACGCCACTTGTTACCCAGGTAATGTCATTTGCTCCCCTGATAAGGACATGAGACAGATACCTGGTCAACTGTTTGACATGTCTGACATCACGACAGTCTCTCCAGAAGATGGAGCTAAGTGGCATCTAATCCAAACCCTAGCAGGAGATCAAACAGATGGATACGCCGGTGTACCTGGTATTGGTATCAAGCGAGCCGTCACACTCTTTGAAGATAAAGGTTACACCTGGAAAACCGTGGTGGAAGCTTTTAAGGACAAAGATCTTGACGAAGCTATGGCCTTGGAAAACGCTAGACTCTCAAGAATCTTACAATCCCAAGACTATGACTTCGAAAAACGAGCTCCCATCTTATGGACTCCCAGCGCCGATTACCGAGTTGACTATTGAACAAGACTTCAAGTGTCGTAGGATGGAAGACCTCCTACCTACTGCACAGAAAGAAGATATCATCACCCTTCTGATGGCACTACAACGTCAGAACTTTATCCTTGGTAACAACCTCACCCAACTATTGAAGCAATGGAACAAACCGGACCATCGTACTACCGACGAGGTTCTATCGAGCCTTGGGACTTTATTCGAGACCAAGGATTAAACTACCACCTAGGTAACGCACTTAAATACATCTGCCGAGCTGGACATAAGGACAGCAAGGAAGAAGATCTAAAGAAAGCCATTCATTATTTAGAGAACGAACTAAACCATCATGTCCTTATTGAGCAACCAAGCTATCGAGTTCCGCCGCGCTTACAATTTACGGAACGATTTGAGTTCACGTATGATGCAGAAGAATTTGATCGTTGAGGAATTCAAAGAGTTCATTGAGGCTGACNACAATATGGCTATGATGGACTTCAGCAGTCGTGCTGACTGTCTCAAAGAACTAGCTGACCTAGTCTATGTCTGTGCACAGTATGCAGAGAACATGGACTGGGATCTAGAACAAGCCCTTCGCCGGGTCCATCAATCAAACATGTCTAAGCTCGGTGATGATGGTAAACCCATTCGGCGAGGTGATGGCAAGGTATTGAAAGGACCTAACTACCAACCACCTAACCTGACTGACCTAGTATAATGCCTGAACTAATCTCTCGCACAGGGCGTGTCCAATCNTGGATGGACAACCCTGATTCACGCCTTCCAGTCTCCTGCACAGTCTTTGTTGTGGAAGATAGTATGGAAGGTCCTGACGGTATCGAAGCAAGCTGGAGGTTCGCCTCTCACGCTCTCCGTAACGGTGCTGGATGTGCCATCCACCTATCCAAGCTCCGACCTAAGGGAGCAACCACTAACAAAGGACCTGACACACTGGTTGCGTCTGGTCCAGTCTCCTTTGGTAAAATCTACAGCACACTAAATGAAATTCTCAGACGTGGCGGCACTTATCGCAATGGCGCTATCGTGCTCCACCTTGATCTTAATCATCCCGATGCTCTCGACTTTATCCAGGCTTCGCGAGCTGAGCTCCCCTGGGTTAAGCGATGTATCAACATCACTTCCGAGTGGTGGGCTGATTGCACCTTCAAAACCCAGCTTCTCTACTCCATCCGTACCGGAGATGTCTGGCTTAACAAAGTAAAATTCGACAAAGATGGAAAACGAATTAGAGGAAACGTCTGTCTTGAGGTTTACCTGCCCACACGAGGAACGTGTTTGCTGCAGCATGTCAATCTCGGCGCCTGCGAATTCGATGATATCCCAAAAGCTTTCAATCAAGGTATGCAAGAGTTGTGTGCCTTACATGGCTCAACAGGTGTTGGAGAAACTGGTGAGTATCTGGGACCAGAAACCGATAAGCAAGTTGGATTGGGAGTCTTAGGACTTTCCAACCTCTTGCGTCAGTATGGTGTCACGTATGAACAGTTTGGTCGAGCACTAGAACAATTCAACAATGGTGAAGTAATCCGATCCCCTGCTTATGAACTGGTCACCCAATTTAACACTGGCATTGAGCAAGCAGCCGATGTCGCTCGGGCTAATGATATGGTTCGCGCCTTTGCTCTTGCTCCGACTGCCTCATGCAGTTATCGAAGCCAAGATCTGGATGGAAATACTTGCACACCAGAAATCGCTCCACCTATCTCGAAGACTGTCGATCGCGACAGCGGTACTTTCGGAGTACAAACATTCTCCTATGGTGATGTAGAGATCGCCTCCCAGGTTGGCTGGGAAAACTATAAGCGTGTTGCTGATGGCATCATGCGTCTCTATGAAAAGACTGGACTTCTTCACGGTTATAGCTTCAACACTTGGTCTGATATGATCACGTATGATGAGGACTTCATTGAAGAGTGGCTCGAATCGCCCCAGACATCTATGTACTACTCCCTACAAGTTATGGGAGATGTCCAAGATAAGACTGATGCGTACGCTGCCCTTAAGGATGAGGACGTTGATGATTACTTGGACTCCCTACTCAATGAAGAACTTCAATGTGATTGCCAAGAATGACTAACCCTATCTACAATGAATTATCCCGTGAACAAAAACTACTAGGTGAGATCATCGTTCAATTAGGTAACATTTCCCAGGCAATCCACATTGCAGCTAACAGTGATGTCGATGCATTGACTAACAAAAATTACAGAATTAGAAGAACGTATCACGGCTCTTCAAGCCACAACAACTGTTGTGGAAACTAATAGTCAAACCCAAAACATCCCCGACACACTAAATGAAGTTGTATCAACCCTTGGAATCGAATTACCACAATGAACCCGTATCAAAAACTGATGGNGCGAAAGCGCAAGTGGACACCAGTCCAGACAACTGCAGGTATTTGCAGGTGGGGAGCGGAGGAGACTATCCACCGTGCTCTTGCCTTGCGACACATGGAACTACCTGTGGGAGATTTTATAACTGATGCTTTAGGAAACGATGTTCCACCTGCAGCAAGACAGTTACTACTGTCCAACGTCAAAGACGAAGAAAACCACGACCTCGCTCTCGGTTACATTGCTAACGCGTATGGCGTGGATGAAGAAAGCGAAAGGGAAGCCTTTAGATTGCAAAAAGCATGGATTGAGCATCCTGATCATACAATCACCAAAGCGATGGTTGCCGAACGTGCGATTTTCTTCGTACTATTACCCTTCTTTCGAGCTAACGGTGACCCTGGCATGCGAACGGTCTCTGCTGACATCTCCCGAGACGAACAAGTGCATGTCGCATGCAACTCGTTGGTTCAAGAAGAGTTGGGGCTCAGTATTTCACCGTCACTTGATAAGTTGAGGAAAGCCACGATGGCTTGGGTCCTACAACCACTAGGTAGAAATACTGAGTCCAAGTTTTTGGACAAAAAATTTTGGATGGATTCCAGCGATCGTCTGATGTATGAAGGTAAAGCACCTGAGCTTTCTTTCACACAGAGTGCTCGCATGCCCGCCTTCTTTGAACATAGCAATGTCAACCTCCCACAATACGCTTAGTCTTTTAGAAACAAAAGGCATGGCACTTAATGTCTTGGTCAAAGACCTAGACGAAACTTTCCCACCCATTAACCCTGTTCCATCAGACGACATGGCTGCCGTGATGTATCGCGCCGGTCAAAGATCCGTGGTGGAATGGATACTAAACAAAATGGATGATTACTAATGTGCTTCGGTAAAAAAAAACGTTCACGACCCAAACCGCAACCTGCACCTCAGGTGTATATTCCACCGCCGGCTCCTGCTCCTGCAGCACCACCGCCACCTGCACCTACTCCGATC